AAGAAATGTAATGGAGGAAGAAGAATCCGTCTTGACAAATGTCCGATGCTCATCAATGGGGATGACATCCTAATGACTCTTAATCCTAAGGACTACAGCGACTGGTGGGCCATGGTGAGATCGTGCGGTTTGGAACCTTCCCTCGGGAAGAATTACATATCGGACGAGTTCGCAATGATCAACTCGGAGCTATGGATTGAGAACAAGGATCTGTTCGGGGAACACGCATATTGGGAATTCGCTCCTTTTGTGAGCTTGGGGCTTTTGAAGATGCAGAAGAAGGTGTTGGGAGATACGAGAAAGGATACAAACAAGAAGAATATTCTTGCGTCCGATCTGGTCTCAACTTCTTTGAAGCTTCTTCGGGGGTTCTCGGGCGAACGAAGGGAGAATCTTTACTCGATTTGGATTACTGAAAATCTACAATCGATTAAGGACGTGACGCTTCCGGGCCAAAATTGGTTCATACCAAGCCAGCTAGGCGGGCTAGGTCTGCCTCTCCCAGGAGAGGTGATCAGGATCACAAGAGGACAAGGAAAGATGGCTTCTTTTCTGGCAGCAATGACAGAAAATAAGCTCAAATTCCCGAGGTTCTCGGTCTTCAGACCAACCTATCTCCATATGGAGGACTTCTTTCTTCAAAAGATAAGAAGGGCGGTGAATTATGAATGGACGGAAGAGAAACGTGAAGATCCGTTTCCATCAACGGCACAATACTTTGAGAGTCAGTATGGTCGCGACGAGAAGAGCATGCCTGAGGAGGTAGCTCATGAGAACGCCAGAGTACAGCGTGAGTGGGATTCCTTTTGGACGACCACCACTAATAGTCGGTTGGAAGCAATGACCGACGCTCGGGTTCGAACGTTTGCGGCAAAGAAATTCTTGCCAGAAGCACGGTACATCATCAGAGGTTCTTATCTCTCATCAAGTGTCTTTTCAGACTGATTGAGATGTGAACTCCGGTTGGAGAGATGACTTTAAGGAGAAAGTTCATCGGGGTCCTTGGTAGAAGTAGGAGTTAGAAATGATTAAAAGCATGGTCAAAGAGACCGACGCAGAAGCGATCGATGAAATCGTTCGAAGAAACAAGATTGGGAGAAGGAGTCCTAGCAGCCACATTTGAAGTGGTACCACGTGCTTGAGAAGCGTGTGTTTAAAAGCAAAGGAAATCTGATCCGATTTGAGAGATAAATTGTGCTCTCTATGTCATTGTTCCACAGGCGAAAGATTCGTTCGGCCGGCAGGGCTATAATCTGCATAAAGGTAATGTCTCACCAAATAAGAGATTGCGTCCAAAGGGTTATGTCCCTTTTGTAAAAAGATTAATCTTTTCCGTACCTAATTCTTTAGGGG